TCTGCGGACATTAAAAACCCGACCATTCGGGAAGAAATGAATAACAACTGGAGCAGCGTTATTGCTCCGATTGTTTTTGAAGGTGGCCGTTCTATCTGCCTTGGTACCCGATTTCACCCACTGGACATTCATAAAACGATGTTTGTCCCCGAAAAAGGGTGGAAGCAAGTTACGCAAGAGGCTCTTACTTATGACGACAAAGGACAACCAAAAAGTTATTGGCAGAATCAGTGGTCTGTTGACTACCTGCTGCAGCAGAAAGAATTAGATCCCGTTGCTTTCTGTTTCCAGTACCAACAGCAGCCCGTGGCCACGTCGGACTTGGTGGTGTCGCCAGATCTGCTGATCAAAGGTGATGTAGCTACAGAGTTCGACAGTCTCGCTCTTGGAATTGACCTGTCCGCTAGTAAAAACGAGACGTCTGATTACACGGCATTTGTTCTAGGAGGCAGACTAAAAGATAAATACTATATCGTCGATGCTCATCAATGTCGTTCTATCGGAAACCTAGAGAAGATAGACCTGCTATGTGACATGCTGCTCGAATGGGGCATTCTGACTAAGTACAACGGAGAGTATCAGCCTACGTATTCAACAGTGACACTTGTCGTTGAATCCGTGGCGTACCAGGCCAGTCTCGCAGCAGACCTTCGACGCGTCTTACTGAATGAAAGAGGGCTAAGCAACCTGCACATTCACGAAGTCAAGGGTTTCAGGGGGGATAAAATTGCTCGTTTCCGGGGGACGCTGGGTCTTCTGGAGAACCAAAAGGTCATTTTTAACAAATATCGTAAATTTGATGCACTGTTCGATCAGTTGATTAACGTTGGTGCCACCGCGCACGACGACCTGTTAGATGCTTATACGTGGTTAATCACGTTTTTACAGCGACGAGGCAGTTTTTCCGTGGAGTATTGAAATGAATAAGAGCAAAAAGCTCTGGGTTGCTGTCACAGCACACAACCCTTTAAGTCGATTATCCTCCTTATTTAAAATCTTAAAAATATATACGCAGTATGAGCTGGATGTTTCGGTGTTTCTACATGTTAATTATGAAGCTCAAGACGATGTTGATCAACTTTCATCGCTTTTACGACCTTTTTCAGAGCATGTAAAGGTGGAAATAGTCGTTGCGGACCCTCAGTATGAGGGTTGGTGGCTTACTTGGGCACATAAAACGGATTTAACCGTAGCTTGTATGCGTAGAGAATACGATTATTTTATATATCAAGAAAATGACATGTGTATAACTTGGGATAACTTTAAATATTGGCTTCGTTGGAAGCCCAGACTGGCTCCTTTAGGGCTAGAACCAGGTTTTATTCGATATGAGCTCTTCGGAAACAAAAGAATTCCGTTTGATAACTTTTATAGGTACTCCTTAACGGATCTGACGCCGAATGTTTGGAGCGACCGTGGGTTTATGGTGTCCAAACAGCTCGTCGTAGACCACGAAATCAAGTTTTTTGTGAGTTTGGCTAATCCTTACTACGCTGCCATGCTTTTAGATGCGGATGATGCTGTTAAATACGTTAAAAGCGACAGTATGGACCCTATGAAGAGTGTAGAATTAGCATCTTTTAGAAATTGGCCCCTAGCTGATCGTAGTTCGATGGGTTTAGCCTTCGAAAATCCGCCGTCAGGTTGCGAACATCGTCGATTTGTGCCTGTTATTGAAAAAGATGGGTCTTATGTACCCCACGAGTGCTGTTTAGTGCAGCATGACGATATTAAATACTCCCTTGAGCTAAACAAGAAGTTTGGCAATATGATTACCTGCGATACTTTGCTGAAAATCTGAGTTTTATGGACAACGTTAATCATCCTTCTCACTATACGTCAGGTAGCATAGAGTGTATAGACGCTATAAAAGCACAACTAGGCGCCGAGGGGTTCAGAGATTACTGCCAAGGTAATATATGTAAATATGTATGGCGTCATAAGTTTAAAAACGGTGTTGAGGATCTAAAGAAAGCCGCGTGGTACTTACAGTGTCTTATCGGTGAGTTAGAATTGGCTGAAGATAATAACTAGAACGTGGACGTCAGAGCTTTTGGGTCTGTTTACGGGCAAACAGCCGCTCTCCCTTATTCCAGTGGATTTGGAGTAGCGCCTAACGCAGGCCGTAAAAATTTTCCTGCCTGTCGTGCGGTTTTTATTCAAGCTGACCAGAACGCAAATAAACTGTATTTAACAGTTGAGCTAACTGATGCTCCTGGGCAACAATCGACTGCTGCCAACTTACAAGGTGATCAATTAATTCCTATTTCTTGCACTGCCATTATTAGCGGCAACGCTCCTGGTGTTTTTGTCCTTTACTAATGGCATCCGATATTTCTACCCTACTTCAAGCGCTTCAAAAGGATCCTAGTTTGGCCGATTTGGCCGGACTAGACTCCGATCAAATCATCGCGGCGCTTCGACGTTAAAGTGTCACATCATCAGATCCGTTGGAGATATTTAAAAACTCTTTGCTCAGTAAAGCCGCCGAAATGCAGGCTTTAGGCTCGCTGTAATTTACCTATACTTATATCATGACTGATCCCTTTATCGAAGCCGGTGATTTTTTCACTAAGGCTTTTAACGCGCAGGAATTAGCTTCACGTCGGCAACGCACCGCCCAGCGCGGAGCGATGATGAGTGATAATTACGAAAATCAGGTCAGCGAGCAGCCTGTAAATGCCCCTATTCCTCCTCAATACGGGCCTTACGGCACTTTTGAGGACGAATTTGCACCTTCCGAAGATCCCACGGAAGCTATGAAGGCGGAAATGCTGCGAAAAGCAGCCGCCAAACAAGGTCCTAGGACTGGTATTCCCGTTTCTGCCGGCAACGGTTACGTAACTCCAAATGACGGACGTAGCTAAAAAACGAGACCCTAAAAAATGGGCTGAAGCCAAAGCTCGCGCTCGCAAAAAGCTTGGCGGTCATTCTGCTCGGGCTATGCAACTAGCCGTTAAGTACTACAAAGACGCGGGCGGACGATACGAAGGTAAAAAGTCAAGTGAAAACAAATTAAGTCGTTGGGGGAAAGAAGACTGGCAGACTCGCGAAGAATACGAAAAGAAGGACTGACCCGTGGAACACTCCGCACCTTTAAGATCAAAGCTTTTTCTTGAAAAAGAGATTACGTCTAATTCAGCCAGTTGTCCTACTGCAACCGGCGATATTAAAGAGAACGTCAAAAATAGAAATTGGACAATAACTAATTTCGCGTACGGACCCTTAAATCCGGACTATCCGGATCCTGAATTTTGGGAGCGTAAGGCGGACATCTGGAACACGGATGTAGAGCACGCTAAAAGCGCACTTTGCGGTAACTGTGCGGCTTTTGATCAATCCCCGCGTGTTTTAGAGTGCATTATTGAGGGTATTAATGAGCATCACGCTGCTGATCCTCACGATGTCCAGGAATTAGCAGACTTAGGTTATTGTCAGTTATTTAAATTTAAGTGTGCGGCACAACGTTCTTGTGACGCTTGGCTCCATGGAGGTCCTATCACCTAATGGCTGACTTAGCTCGCGAAAAAGGACGCACCGAACGCTATTTACCGAAATCAGCGTGGGCTTCTATGTCTGCGGAAGAGCGTCGTGCTACGGACGAAAAGAAAAAACGTGCCACGTCGGGCAATAAACCCGTAAACACGCACGTTCCCAATACTGAAAAAGCTAAAGAAGCTCGTCGGCGTGCTTCGGCTTATATTAAGAGTAAAGGTAGCAAGTAATGGCAAAAATTCGTATCGCAGGCGAAGTCTTTGATGGGTATAACAAACCTCGTCGAGACTCCGACGGGGGCAAAAAATTTGCCGTGGCGGCAAAGGAAGGTGATCAAGTGCGGCTAGTCCGTTTTGGGGACCCCAATATGACTATTAAAAAGCACATACCAGAACGCAGGGAAAATTTCCGCGCTCGTCATAACTGCGACACTCCGGGCAGCAAGTTAAAAGCACGCTATTGGGCTTGTAAAAGCTGGTAGCATTCAAAAACATTCGAAGCTAACCTTGTAAACCACGCTATACTACGCAAGCCCCGTCGGCTTGTCCATGCTGTTTGATTGTTTTTTGTATTTCAATGAAAAAGAGCTCTTAGAGCTACGCATTCAAATGCTTAAAGATGTTGTAGATGGTTTTATTATTACTGACGCAGACAGAACTTTTAAAGGGGAGCCAAAGCCTTTCACTTGCGTAGATACTATTCGGGAACTTGGATTGCCTGAAGACAAAATCCAAGTTTTGCACGTAGAACTACCGTCGCCAGAGCAGGCACCTAGTCCTTGGCTGCGTGAGTTTGCGCAGCGCGATGCCCTAGCCGTGGGTATGCGCATGACTCCGCCTGATTCTGCATTTTTCTTCAGCGATGTAGACGAAATTCCAAAGCCTTCGGCGTTATTGGAAGCAGTCGAAATCGCCAAAAAAGATCCCACGCGGTGCGTACGGCTTTCTATGCCAATGATGTATGGGCGAGCGGATATGCAGGTTACTGATGCGAATAAGAAACCTATGAACTGGACTTGCGGCACCGTGGTTTTACACGAACATCTAGACAAGACCTTGTCGGATATACGCAGGAACCCTAACGACGTTATCGTAGGTAATTGTGATGCTGGATGGCATTTAAGTTG